CCCCAAAGCTTATCGAGGATGTCGTCCGCGGCGTACTTGTTCGGGTCATACGATCCCCCCGTCGTATGGTGGTGCATCGCCCGGACATGGGCAGTCATCAGGGCAGCGGCCGGGTCGATGCGTTGCCGAGACTTGGCCTTGTCCAGCATGATGTTTCCGTTGTGGTCCTGGCGCTCCCGGGCGTTGCTCATGGCCCAGGTAAGCACCGGGTTGCCATCGTGGATGACCATGCCGGCCAGCACCATCTCACGGAAATGCTTGGTCGGCTCCGAGAGCGTGCGAATTCCCTGGATGACCTCCACCACCCGGAAGCCGTCGTGCATCATGTCCGTTGCGAACTGAGTGGCGTTCCACGGGTCGACGCAGATCTCCTGGATGAGCCACCCGTTGCGGTCGGCCTGGTCCTTGATGTACTGGCGAACAAAGGTGTAGTCAACTACGGCCCCTGGCGTCGCTGTGATGTAGCCCTGGCGTACCCAGGCATCGTATGGAGCCTTGTCGGTTTTGCGCTTCACCGCCAGCGTCTCCTCGGGCATGAACGAATGACTCAGGACGGCGAACCGCCCATCCTCCAGCGGGAACTCAAACGCTACCGAGGTGAGGTCAATCTTGGCCGACAGGTCAACCCCAACGTAGCAGGGCCGACCTCTGAGGTCTGGGATCTCGCCTTTAGCAGCCTTCCACTTGTCCATGGGCATGTATCCGTCCTCCGGCTGATCGACCCACATGTTCATGTTCTTGGTGAGGAAGCTGCGCATCTTGGATGGCACGTCCAGCGCGGCCCGGAGCTCGCCCCTGAGATAGTTCATCCCCTCCTCGGTTGTCGCCAGGAGGGGATTGGCCTTGATCCAGACCGATTCGTCCTGCGGGTTGTCCTCAGGGTCCAGCTGGGCTATGTAGACGAAATACTCCTCATTCTCGAGCACCTGGTTCAGGATCTTGACGCAGTAGGTGTACTCCTCATAGCAGGGCGAGGACAGCTCAAATCCAGCTGTCGTGATAACGAACAGTAGTGGCTGAGCCCGTTGCCCCATGCCAGACACCAGCACGTCGTACATCTCCGACGTCAGGTGCGCGTGGTACTCGTCGATGATCCCCAGATGCGGATTCAGCCCGTCCAGGCTCTTCGTGTCCTTGGAGAGCGGCATGAACACGCTCTCGGTATACGGATACACCATCCGGGCCCGCCCGGGCTCCAGCCGCTTGATAAGGTCGGGGGAACGCATCGCCATGGTACGAGCGGCGTCGTAGACGATCCTGGCCTGATCAGCCTTAGTCGCCGTAGCGTAGACCTCGGCGCCCCACTCCCCGTCGACCATGAGCATGTAGAGCCCCAGTCCAGACAGCATGGTCGACTTGCCGTTCTTGCGTCCGACCTGCACGTATGCCTTGCGGAACCGTCGGAGGCCCGTCCCCCGGTGGACCCAACCGAAAATGGATCCGAGGATAAACTTCTGCCACGGGTCCAGGATGATCGGCTTGCCGGCCAGCTTGCCCTTGACGTGGCGGCAGAACCCGTAGAACGCAAAGACCCGCTCCGCCCGAGCGGGATCAAACACATAAGGGAACTCGTCCGTGCCCTGTCTTGCCAAATCCCGCAGGTGACGCTCGCATGCCAACCGCACCAGCTTGCCCGTGACCACCCGGCCGGCAATCACGTCCTCGGCATACTGTGTGACCGCATCGAGCCGTGTCCTGCTCATGCACCGAACGTCTCCTCGAACTTGTCCTTCGGCTTGTCGTCACCCTTCGGAATGGCGATGGAGGCACGGCCGGACGGGTCGAGCCCGAACTTGCTACCCAGGCGCGCCACGATGGCCGCGTATTTGGCCTGGGCCGAGACTGCCGGGTTCTGCGTCGGCCCGCGCGGGCCATCGACGATGATGCCCTGTTCGGCGATGAGCCGGGAGCACTCCGCGTACCTGGCCGCAGCATCACAGAACACCGCCAGCTGTTCCACGTCGGCGTTGGTCAGGATCTCAAGAGGCCCGAGGGCTTTCACGGCTCTGCGCCAGATCTTCCTTGCTTCCTTGCTGAGCCAGGAGGGAGCCCGGACAGCGTCGGCCGCCGGCCGCAGGCGCTCCTCGCGCTCCCTCCGCTCCCGGATTTCCTTCTTGGTGAGGTGCTTCTTTCCGTTCAGCACCAGCAGTTCGACCGGACGTGCCCGTCTGCCCATGGGATCACCTCCTCCGCAAGTTAGGCGTGCGCGAAAAAGGGAGTTTTGCGCGCGCTGAGGCCGGGCGCCGGTCAGGAGCCAGCGGCCGCGAAATTTCCACTACCCCCCTGGGTATCACCCCGCCCGCCACGGCGCCGGTCCCGCCGGCCGTGGACGGTGTTATGACATGCCTGGCACAGGCTGACCAGGTTCGCCGGGTCCAGCCGGCGGCTCCAGTCCTCGCGGAGCTCCACGATGTGGTGCACCGTGTCGGCCGGCGTGATCCGGCCCTCCTGCAGGCACCGCTGACAGAGGCCGTGGTCTCGCACCAGCACCGCCTGTCGGATGGCTATCCACTCAGGCGAGCGGTAGAACGCGGCGGCCTTCTGGTCCCGGCGGTGCCGATCGTAGTGCCGCTGCTCCAGCCGCTTCCGCTGATTGGCCGCCTGTTGGTGGGTGGGGCAGTAGTACCCGGTGGTGAGGTTCGGGCATCCTGGGCGGGCGCATGGACGGAGTGGGCGCTGTGGCACGACGCTCACCCCGCAAGCCTGCGCTCGAACGCTCTCCTCTGCTGTCGGGTGATCTGCCCTCGGCTCCGTGCGAACCGCCGCGCATGACCGAACGCCTCGATGATGCCGCAGCCGCTCTCCCTGGCTCTGCGCCAGGCCCACCAGAATCGGTGCCAGCAGTTCATGATCTCTGCCCTCCCCACTCGTCCACCCGGATCTCAAACGGCTTCTCCTCTGGTGCGCTCCATGCCGGACTCCGAACGATGACGACTCGGCCGTCGTTCCGAGCCTGGATCGCTCCGCACCGGCACGGGTTGTAGTCCCTGCCCTCCTCGGCGACGGCCAGCGAGTTGCAGAGGCGGCACAGCACCACGGCTCGCATGACGACACCTCTCTATCTCCTGGGCCGCGGCGGGGAGCCGGAGGCAGGATGTCTGCCCCCGGCTGTCTCCCGCCGACCTCGTAGAGCTCGGGCGTCCTGGCTAGGGAGGCCCGAATGTGTGTGGCCCATAGCTGACGTACCTCGGAGAATGGCAAGGGCCGCCGCCGGTGTGACCAGGCGCGGCCCGAACAGGTTGCGTCCCCTCTTGTTGACCGTCTCGACCGTCCACCCGTCACAGGTGCGTCGCACGATATAGGCGCCATCCTCCGTGCGTCTGATCCATCGCATGGCTGCGTCGCCTCCCGCGTGAATGGGGCACCCCGCCGACCTGGTGCTGGCCGGCGGGGCACTGCCGAAGGAGGAAAGGGAGAGGAGAATGGGCCTGACAGTCGTCGAGGCGGCCCGGGCGAGAGGAGGATCGTGGGGGTCTGCCACCTTCCCACGATTACACCGTAGCATGGCTGCGCTCGGTATGCCTGACACGATCCTGCCAACTTTCTGCCAAGATCGCTTCACCATGGATGGATAGACCCAGATGGAGCAGCCCCTCGTTCCGGGCCCGGTAGACCTCGCGCTCGGACACGTTCAGGGTCTCCGCCAGGCCGACGGCGGTGTAGCGCCTGGCTGACCTCGGCAGGAGGTACATCTGGCGGATCACCTCACGCTGCACGTCCGTGAGATCCTCGAGGGCTCGCTCGACGGTCGTGATCCACGCCTGCAGGTCGATCATCTCCGCCCGGATCGCCTCCATCTGCTCCACAGCCCGCAGGGTCGGATCCGACGGGAGCGAGGTCCGACTGCCCCCCTCTGCCGGCGGCGGCGACTCCAGCGGGATCTGCTGATAGCGGAGACGCAGGTACTCGTAGCGCCGGCGGCGGTGTTGGTACTGTCGCAACTCGCACGCGATCTCGTCCAGCACCTTCCGCTCCACCAGGTACTCTCCAACCCGGATGAGGTCTCTGCTGCTCATCGTCTGCCCCTCCTCTGCATCTGCTCTCCCGAACGCGTTCCCTGTTTCTACGGCGCTGATTTTTGGACCTGCAAAAATGATGGCACCGAACAGCTGCAAACGGCGTTCGGTGCCCTTTCTCGCTATGGGAGCGTCGGTCGCTCAGGGATTCGCCACTCGAGCGCCGGCTGCTGCACTCAGCTCACCTCCCTCCAGCCGCTCCTGCCCGGTGTCCTCCAGATCCGCCCGGGGCCGCCACCACTGCCGGGGCCGCGGGCACCGCTGATTGGCCGTCGTGAACCGTCGATACTCCTCGCAGGTGCAGACCAGCTCACCCGGCCGGCCGCAGGCCCGGGCCTGCTGGCACGTCCCGCAGATCCTCTCCATCCTCCCGGCCTCCTCTCGTCACGGCCTGGCCGCGCAGGTCCAGCATGGTCTCAACTGCGGATGCGCCCGCCGCTCGTCTGGATGCTCCACCCGCTGCAACCGAATTTCCACCAGGTCGTCGCGTCCGTGCAGTCTCCAGCAGTGTCGGTCCAGGTGGTAGACCCGATTGCCCGGGATGATCCAGGCCCGCCTGCCGCTCATGAGGCCTGCCCCCTCGTCGTGTAGCCCACTGTGCGTGAGGCTCGCCGGATCAGGCCGGCCTGGAGCAACCGCTGGAGGTGAGCGTGCACCGTGGAGGTGGAGCGGAGCCCGGCCCGCTCGGCGATCTGGCGCAGGGTCGGTGCGTATCCCAACTCCTGCTCCAGCTCCGCGATGGCCTGGTAGAGCCGGCGCTGGGCAGGGGTGAGGTTCAGCATCTGGCGGAGCAGGCGGTTCTCCTCCTGCAGGCGAGCGTTGGTGCGCTGCAGGGAATCGATCAGGGTCTCGTCAGCATAGCTGGTAGTCATCACTCATGGCCTCCCCACATCCGTCTCGCATACGCCAGCACCCGTTCCGGCGCCTCGCCGAGTTGCAGGCGCTCCTCGATCCGGCGGAGGACCTGCACCATGACGTCTACGTTGATCCGCATACCGACCCGGGCAAAGCCAAACGCAATCCCGGTGGCCTCGTCGATCTGCTCGGGTGTCATCCCGAGCACGGCCAACGTCGTTCGCTCGGCCTCTGCCCTCATCGCCGCCTCAGTGATATCGTCGACCAGCCGCCATGGCCCCTTGCTGGCCTTGCTCACCGGCTCCTTGATCTCACGGAGTCTCTGCTCTACCTCCACCGCCTTGACCTCCTGCCACCACAGCTGGTCGCAGTGCTTCTCCCAGCAGTCCTGGCACATTGCCTCTGCGATGGGGCAGTCGGCGGGTTTGCCGCAGGCGCAGCGCCTCTCAGGCATCATCTGGCACCTCCACTCCTACTGCGTCTCCGGCGTTACATCCCATCTGCTGGCGGAGGCGACGCATGAACACGTCTACCTCCAGTTCTGCCCGCTCGTCGGATGGCAGCATGCCGGAGAAGTGCCACCGTGCGACCTTTTCCACTTCTTTCAACGGCACGAACCCGGCGAGTGCGAGGTCTTCCACAGTTGCCTCGCGGTAGTCGCCAGCCTCCTCGCCATGCACCATTACCGTGAACCGTTCCCACGGCTCGGGGCATTCGGCTCTGTCCTCCTCGCCCCACCAGCCATCGAACCTGATCGGCTCAGTCACCGCTCCTCACACTCGTTCTGCTGGACATCATCCGCTCCTCCTCTCAAACCCGCCGTGGTGCGCCCACACCACTTTCCTCACGATCTCGCCCACTGTCATGCCCTCGGTGATCACCGGCATGCAGAGCCACTCCTGCCAGATCACCCGGCGCATCTCCCGAATGAGCGGCTCCAGACAGATCATGTCCTCGCGGTCCCAGTACCGAACGGGGATGCCGCAGCGCCACATCGCATGGTGCAGGCTGGTGAGTACCGCCCGTTCGGTGCAGGGCCGCATCAACGGGGGGCGGGGCTTTGGCCTCCTCCTCATGCGCTCATCGCCTCCCGGCGCCGGCGCAATTTGAGGCGTGCCCGCTGGACGGCGTTGTCGACCGATTTCCGGGAGATGCCCAGGGCGGCGGCCACCTCGGCGTAGCTCTGCCCGTCTGCGACTCTGAGCAGCGACTCCCTCTCCAGCCTGCTGAGCCCCTGGCAGAGCCCGAGGAGGAGCACATGCGCCTCGTGCTGCTCCTCCTGGCGCATCAGGCACTCCTCGGGGTCGCCGTCGGTCGCCCGCAGGAGGTCCAGGTAGGTGAGCGGGCGTCTCTCCGAGTGTGGCGCTGACTCGTCCAGCCGCGCCGCCTCGTTGAGCGGGCCATGTTTCAGGCGGTTCGCCGCTGTGACGGCCTGGAGCACCTGGCGAGCGATGCAGACCTGCGCCAACCGATGGAATGGCACCCCGGCGCTGGTACGCCACGCCGATACGGCCTCCCAGAACCCGATCAGGCCCTCCTGGATCAGGTCGTCCTCCGTGCCACCGGGGAGGAACAGCCCCCGCTGCCGGACCATCACCCGGGCGAGGATGCGCCCGGCCCGATAGAGTTCCTCCTCTACGGGCTCGCCGGCTAGGTACCGCTCCATTAGCTCATCTAGGCGCACCGCCCACGCTGCTGTCGCCACTGAATCACCTCCCCGATGGGCACGTTGAGGTGGTCCCCGTCCCCATACAGCAGCCGGCGGTCGCCCGGGAAGAGGCGGTGCTGGATCTGCCTGAGCCTCTCCAGGCGACGCTGCTCCGGCGTGAGCGTTCGCTTACTGGATTCCTGCATGGCCTATCCCCTCCGCAGAGTCTGGACCATGCTGTGGCCCACGTAGGCCGCCATCGCCACAAACGAGGCCCACAGCACGGGACCCAGCCGCAGCAGCATCAACAGTGGGCGCATGGTATTCAGACCCACAACCTGCATCAGCGGTGCTGCCGACATGGTAATCATCCTCCTGCCTCCTGAACCGTGTGCCCGCGTAGCGCGCGGATGATCAGTGCGCCGTCGTTGTCCTGGTTTGGGATCACCTGCAATATCACCACCAACCCGATCGCCGCCCCCATGGCGGCTGCCACATCACCAGTCGTTCCCGTTGCACCACGGCCAACCAGCAGCAGGGCAATTGCCTCGATTGCGTTGATCGCTGGACCGGCAGCAACGGTTGCAATCACATGCCATCTGCTGCGGGCCGCTGAGAGGTCGGCGTCGGTGAACCCACCGGAGGGGCGGCGGCGGAGGGTGACCCTGATGCCGGCCACAGTCATAGCTGCAACCTCCTGACCGGCGCCTATGTCCACGCTCCTGACCGGAATGCCCAGGAGCCTGGCCGTCACTGTATGCGCCAGTTCGTGAGTGGCGACAGCGATGAAAAGCACTGGCCACAGGAGGGCGAGAATCCACAGGAGTGCGCTCATCCGCCGCTACGCCTCCTCCACTCGTAGTAGCCGCACTCCCGCAGGAGCGGCTGCACGTCCCCGGCCTCCAGCCGGCGGCCCAGCCCCACGGCCAGGGCCCACATCGACCGCTTGCACCGTACACCCTGCGGGGTTTGGTCCAGCCATGTACTCAGCCACCAGCAGGCCGGCACGTTGTTCGTGTCCTCGTTCCGCAGGCTCTCAACCGACCTGCTAATCAGGTGCGCCCGGGCCACCTGCCCAGACGGGGCTCCGCAGCCGCATACGCAGGGCAGC